CTAGGTAGCATGTGTTAATTCTACTAATGAACATAGTTTACTGATAATTTCCTTTACATCTTCTTTCGATATAGAGATACCAGCCACTGCCATGTTATCTTTTACTACTTTAGTTTCAATAGCATTTACAAGAACAAAGTTGTCACCATCTTTAGTTATGTCAAGGTAAGAACTATTGGAATCTTTATCAGGAATTGGTAAATTCCAAAGTACTATGTGGTCTATCATTTTACTCTCCTACTTATTATCTTTCAAAAATTGTTTAACAAAGTCTTTAAGGTCTTGTGACATGGTGCTTTTCTCGACTATCCAAATTAGATACTGTTTGTCATACTTAATAATGGCTTGAAGAGAATCGTCTTTATGTTTTCCAAATAGCAAGACTAACTGCCCTTCTTTATATTTTGGATATAACTGGTCGAACTCTGTAACCTTATGTATTAAGTAAGGTGTTTTATCTTCCTTAACTAAGTTAGGTTGTCTACATTGCCATGCTAATTTCTCAAAACTATCCAATTCAGGAGCAACTTCTAATATTTTCAGTAAGATTAAATAAGTTAGCTTACAATCTTGCAAAGCAGAGTGCGCATTAACAATAAGCTCCTTAGCTTCTTCTGGATAGTATCGTTCAATCAATCCTGTTAAGGTGTTTACACCTTTAGTACCTCTTCCACTTTGTTTTGTTAGGTACTTGATGCTAAGTTCTTTAGTGCAGATAAGCTTAACATCTGGCTTTGTTACAATTTGCCAATCAAATATAATGTTATGCCCAATCATGTATGTAACATCTAGTGGGAACTCAAATGTACTTATACAAGGTGAACCTTTAAGCTTTTCCTTTGTGAAACCATTAACTTCGGAAGCTCTTGGTGAAAACTCACCGAGTGGCATGAAAGTTTGGTGGAAAGTTCCTTGCAAGTTTAAGTTACCTTTTGAAAATACTTTAGCAAGACTGAGATTCTCTTCTAATGTTCTTGAGAAGTCTTCTCTTTCTAGTTCAAAGAAAGCTATCTCGCAAGCCTCACCACCTAAATGTGGTAGATTCGTAGTTTCGGTATCTAGGATAATTGCTTTAGTCATAATCTTCTCCTTTCAAAATAATAAAAAAGTCTTTCTCGATTTCTTCTAACATTGAAGTATTAACTAGCCAGTTATACTCATAAGCCATAAGGTCAATTTCCCCAACTATCTCGTTAGGGATAATTAATATCTTCTCTACTGAGAAACTTGCTTTAATCTCAGGACTTTCCCAAGTTCCCCTTTCAAAAGGGGAATGATGTCCGTAGATACTAGCCTTATACTCTTTATCAACTAGAAAGATGGTAGTATCAAAGGAGGTCATCACACTACTCCAAGTGTTAGAAAAATTGCTAGTAAGGCTACCAAACAGCAAGAAGTAAGTTTCCAAAAAGCAACTGCTTTAGCTAGTAGGTACTGTCGTTTATGAGAAACTTCATAATCTTTATAAAGTTTCTCCAAGGTTTCTTTAGTTCTACTATGTTCAAGGTTAGAAGCTTGCATTAGCTTTCTACCTTTTGCTAGTTCTTTTAATAAATCTGGGACTAATTTTGCATAGAAGTCTGTTTCATTTGCGTCAATTTCAAGAGTTATTTTATCGGTATTTTTTGTCATGGTGTGGTTTCCTTTTGTGTAGTTATTGCAATTAAGGAATGAGTATTATAGCATGGATAATACCCCTTTGTCAAATTTATTTTTAGATAGAATAGAGTAACTAAGTAAGGTATAGCTATACCTTTAAACCTTGTCGTTTTGCTAACTTGGTTAGTAGTGCAAACATATCTGGATATAACGTAATATCCCCATACTCACCAGAATCTACTAATTCTTTTAGTATCTCAAGTTCGTCCTTATCAAGTTTCCTCCGATAAGTATCAAACCATTCCATACTTTTCGGTAAATGCTCTTTCAACAACTCGTAAATAGCTTCTGCATATTGCCTAACTTCCCACTGTGCGTGTTCATCAAGTCGAAGACTTAGGAAGTGCATTAAGTTGTGCAAGTCTTGCTTCCAAACAAACTGAGTGTAGTGATTAAGATGTAGGAACATACGAGCTTGTTCTGGGCAAACTCCCATACCTAAAGCGTATTCGTATTCTTGATAGCTATAACTGCAAGCTGCGTGTAATCTCTTTTTAAAATCTCCCTGTGTACCTTCAAAAAGATTGTCCTCGCTACCTTGCTTATTCCCTCCACTATGTTTTCCTCTTACTACTTCTGGAATGTACCAATCGGCTGGTAAAGTAACATAACGTCCAGAGACTTCATTAATACTAGCGGTCCGATGACGCATAACTTGTCTGGCAACAAACAAGGGCATCTTGAACTCTAGGTAGATTGTAGTAAACTCTAAAGGCGTGGTATGGTTATTACGGATAAGATACTCAGCAAGAGCTTCATCTTGTAACTGCGTATACTCTTGTTCTCTTTTATTATACGAGGTTCTTGCTATAATAGCAGGGTCGGTATCTATAGCATCAAAGTTTCTTTCTCTTTCACTAACAAAGTTACTTTCTGGTTCTGTGGGTCTTCTAACTGCCCCGCTAATATTCAACAACCTTACGAACCCTTTATTAAGTACATTTTTTTCTAACATTTTATTCTCCTAGTTGTCTAATATGTAAGTTTGATTCTTCCTCATCTTTACGTTCAAAACGTGGTTTTGGTCTTTCTAGTTCTATTCCAAGCTTTCTAAACAAACTACTGTATTCATCTTCGCAAAGCGTTCCACTTTCAGAATAACTTAGATAATCTCCAAGCTGTTCATTATCAAACATAACTTTGAAAGCTTCTAGTTCTTCTTTTGTTAGTTCAATTGTTTTCATCGTCTTTCCGTCAGTTAATTGAACCTCCCAGCTAGGGAAGTTCCAAAGGTTAAGTGGGGGGATACTATCTTTAAGTTCCGCCCATATTAGTTTCATAGTTAGCCACCGTAAGTAAGACCATCATTAGGTAATCTATCAGTTGAGCCAAAACCACCAACTCTTTCACTTCCCGTTGTAAACTCCTCAACATGATAGAACATTGGATGTACTACAGGTGTAAAAACAACTTGCGCAAGTCTTTGTGCTGGGTATATAGTTACAAAGTCTTCTGATTCTTCTGCTAAAGCTTTACTAGCACTAACAAAACAAGACATTAGCTTTCTTGATTTCTGCAAGGACATAGGAATTTCAGTGAATCTATCTAAGACCTTATATATAAAAGAAGTTAAAAGACTATAAGGTTCTGGTCTGCGATAGCAGTGTATGGCTAACATCCATTCATCTTGATAATCACTGTCAACTATCCCAGTTCCATTGGCAAGGACAAGTCCAAGTTTTGTTCCAACACTGCTACGCACATATAGCTTCCCAACAAGGTTAGGGTCTTTAATATGTAAGTGAAACCCACAAGGGACAAGTAAAGTTTCACCGAAGGCTATTTTCTTTGGTTCGTCTATGCAGGCTCGTAGGTCAAACCCTGCACTAGCTGGTGTTCCTTGAAATGGTATAAAACTTGCGTATTGTTCTGGGTTAGCTGGGTCTTTAAGTCCTGAGGACATTAGTTCTTTTGCTAGGTTAGTTAATTTTATCTGCATGATTAGTCTCCTATTTAAGTTTGCCAGAAGTATCTTTACTAAGATTAAGTTCCATCTTAGCTAAAATAACTTCTTCTATATTAATACCCTCTACAACCGCAAGGTCTAGTACCCGTAAGATGATGTCTGCAAGTTCTAGTTTAAAGTTATCAGTAGGCTTACTACCCCGACATTCATTCACGGCTTCCCCAACTTCGGAAGTAATAAGGGCTAAGCATTCTAAAGTAGACTTGTTATGCCAACCCTTAGTTTCTACCCATGTGTGGTGTTGTTTTGCTAGTTCAGTTATTTGCATCATGTTCTCCAATTGATTTAATATTTCTCACAAGCTATCCCCTTCTAAAAGATAGTTTTGTCTTCTGCTTGGAATACTTATTTCATTTCATATTCCTATATCTAAAATTTTAAAATAAGCTGCGTTACAACAGGTGTTAGTAGCATATTTTTGTGTTTGAACTAAGTTATACGTTAAACCCAGTTCTTTCAATTTATCTTCAATAAGTTTCACGCCCTCTTTATTAGCAACCACACCTGCTGAAAAGTCTAGTTTGTCTATTTCAACTACTTTAACATACTCAGCTACAGTAGTATCATCTCTTGTATCTTCTAAGTCTATTAGATAATAGAAAAAGCTTTTTAGTTTACTCATAACTTTAATCCCTTGTTAATATTACTATTGTTTCCAATAGTTCTTCTTTGTTTTCAACTTTCTTTATCACAACGTCATCCCAAGTCATACAATGTAATTTACCAGTCTTTATAAAGAAGAATACTTTTTCATATACTGGACTCTTTGTGTAGATTTCTAGTTTACTTTTAGTAAGTTGTCAGTAGTTTATATTGTGGGAGTCTAGTAAGCTTAATAGCTTTGTTAGGTCTTTCATACTTCTTTTCTACAATTACCAATAAATAATATGTTTATACTTGCTAAGATTAAATCTACTTGTTTCATGCCTTTTTCTTATAAACTTCCAATTATGGTTATGTTTGAAATATATTTTTCTAGCTGTAGCATCCTCTCATTGAAACTCTACCTTGCATTTAAGAAAGATTCTAAAAGCTATAGACTTATCTAAATAACTCGATGATTTAAAAGACCTCATAACCCCATACGCTAATCTGGATTATCTTCAATATACTTATCAGCTTTAGCTAATAGTTCTTTTGCAACAACCTTCCCGCAGGTACCATAACTAACATAGCTACACTTAATATCAGCAGGTATAGTCATAACATCAGCATAAGCTATTGGAATAACAAAGTATTCCAAGATTCGCTTAATAGCGGTAACATCGTCCTTTCTAAACAATATAACAGCTGAATCGTGAACTTGTAAGATAGTTTTTACTCTACCTTTCTCAGCTTCTTCTAAGCTACAGATAGCCTTGTTTACTAATATAGCTGCCGAAGACTGAGGTTGCCAAGCTACCATCTTATTCCGCCACATAGGGTCTTGTTTGTCAACTACCCAACTTCTAGCTCCAAAGACATTAGTTATGTAACCAAGTTTGTTAGCCTGTGCTTCTAACCGCAAGTGCCATTGTTTAATCTCAGGACACTTACTAAAGTAGAACTCTTGTACTCTTTTAACGGCGGGGACAGACAAACCTGCTGCTGCTGCAATAGTTGTAGGCATACCAAGATAGTTTGTAGCATGACATACAGCTTTGAAGATGTTACGCTCTTCCATCCAAGTACCATCAGGCAGTTTAATGATAGGATAGCCATAATACATAGTTGCCAATGTAGCATAAACATCCCCACCAGACTTCATAATATCTTTAAGATACTTACAGTCGGCTTCCCAAACTACAAAGTGAAGGTCAATTGCACTATAGTCTACATCACCTATAACCCAATCACTGTTATCAGGAACAAAAATATCTTTTACTCTTCCAAAGTTAGCTTGTAAGTCAATAACACTTTTAAACTCCTCGTCTTCAATACCATCCTCTACTAAGTCTTCCAAAGAGTCTTCACTTTCTTCGCCTCTATAATCTGATAAACACTGTTCAAGTTTAAAACCACCTCTAGCACCACTTGGTAAGTTGGCTAAATTAAGCCCACCACCGTCAATGTTCTTTCTACTAGCTAACCGATAAGTCTTTGTACCTGCAACATTATAAGAACAACGCATCTTTCCATCTTCTGATAGTTTTGCACTAAGGAATGTTCGTACAAAGACTCCAAGACGTTTATATTCAAGGTATAAATGCAGTAGCGTTTTCCACTCTGGGTAATCTTCAAGATAAACAATCATAGCCTTAGCACCGAATGTTTCACTCTTTGTTTTCTTATCAATTATTGGTTTAATATCACAAAGGTCTTTAAACAAGAGTTTAACCTGTGCAACACTATCTGGATTAAACTCACTATCACAAACAAGCCATTGAAGTAGCTCTCTAGCGTGTTGTTGAAGTTTTGTGTATTCTTCTTTAAGCGTTTCTTTTAAGTTAAGGTCAACTGATACCCCTCTGTTCATTAAAGTTGTTATGTGTTTACAGACTTGACTTTGTTGGAAGACATAGAACTGTTGTAAAGCAGTATCTTCACAAGCTAGAACTTCTGTAAGGACTTTATCAACCGATAAGGTATAGACAACATCTTTTGAGTTATAAAACCATCTAGTTTGATTATCCCCGTGTATTTCACCTTTCCACATTGTATAAGAGTCAACATACATACTAGCAAGCAGGGCTAAATCTTTTTGTAGATAATTATACAAAACATGATGCTTAATCATTGTATCTTCTGTAGCTACAAGGTTTAAGCCCCACTCTCTAAAATACATCTGACAGTCGTACATATAATTCTGCCCAACGTGTAAACAATTAGGATGTAACATAACTTCATGAAGTAATTGTAATATCTCAGCTTCTTCCTCCAAACTCCAATAGTTCTTATCTATTGTAATTTCATTACCTGCTGGGATTGTTTCAAGTACCCATTGTTTCTTACCTTCAACTGTCTTTTCAATCCAAGCTTGTTCTCCTACTTCGTTAGTCCAAGAATGAAGATAAGTAAAAGGTATAGTGTACCCAATGTTATCTTGATAGGCAAAACCGATACAGTCTATCGTTCCGTTGCGTGTTTCTACGTCAAAACAAACTTTTAAAGGTTCTTGGTTAAGCTTAGAAAGTAAATGTCCTAATACTTTAATAGTTCCCCAAGAGGTATCTAGTATCTTTAGTTCTTGTTTCTGTTCAAGTACACTAGCTACGCTTTCCCCATCTTTTAATCTTCTATAAACTCCAGCTACTCTTTCATAATCCTTTCTAATAATCTTTTCTTTATCAGGAACTACCCAATGAAAAGCAGGATTAAGGATTGGAATAACTACAGTAGGTGGAAGTTGCAAACAGTCAAAAGGTTTAAGCAAACTAGCCCTATATTTGTTAAGTTCTCCAAAGAATATCTTACGTTTGAACGTAGTTTTTGTTCTTGCAATGGTTGTTAGTTGACTTTCACTACCATCTAGTAAGGTAGCTAAGAATAGTAAACTCCACTTACCACCAATGACAATAAGCTTTGGCTGCACCTGCCGTATTTGCTCTAAGCAATCTTGCACTTCTCTCCAAACTTCTGGTGAAACCCAAACATCTTTTAACCAAGTACACTGGATAAATCCACCAACTTGTACTTGTTCTTTTGTACTAAAGTCTTCTGCATAAACTGGTTTTTGGTTCTCTTTCAATTGTCCTTTAGTTAGAACACTATTAGTCCAATCACTGTCACCTTCGGCGGGACGTTGCATACTTAAGTATGCGTAGCAAACATGGTCAACTCCTAGTTTAGCATTGTTAGGAAGAACTTTATCTTTAAAGTCCTTGTTATAAACTTCAAGGAACTTAGTTTTAGGTAAGTGTTTTAACGGTTCTGCATCTTTTCCATATAACATTTGTAAAGCGGCAAAGCGATTAATAAAAGAACTAGCCTCCTCTAAGTGTCTTTGTAGTTGTTTGGAAGAGAATGAACTGTAAGGTGCTCCGCTTTTTGTTTCTTCTGCTAACATGAAGTCTGTTAGATAAAGAATGTCACGTTGCTGGTTATCTCGTTCTATCATAAGTGTTCCATTTAGTTTGTTATAGTGTTAATAAACTCTCTAAAACTAACAGTAGTTTCAACCTTTTCATACTCAGGCATCCAAGTTCCACTAGCAGTAAAAACTAACATTGGAAACTTAAATAAACCTTCAAGTTTGCTACTATCAATTCCTTGTGCTTCCAACCATTCCATTAGATAGGCTTTCTCAGCGTTATTTGTTACTTCAACGGCATGGTAGATTGACTGTAAGTTATCACTATTCATAGTCATATTCTCTTACATTAAATCTTTCCATGAAAACTTCTTGGTCTTCTTGACAATAAGCAGCTGCTTTTATAAGTTTCTCTATTAAACCTTCCAGCTCTGAACTATTAAAGTGTCTAGTAGAAGCTCTTTCAGTATTTGACTCTATCGTAAAATAAAGGTTAGAAGAACTTTCAGTAGCTTCAAAATCATTTGCAATGTTATAGGTGGTACTCATTTTCAATTATCCAAAAGAAACCCGTCTAAACTTACCTAGACGGGTTCGTTACTAACTTACTTTAAGTAAGACCTTTAAGCTACAGCAACTTCCAATAACTTTGCACCTTCATCAGTAGCACTATGCCCTAAGTCTTTAACAAAATTCCGTTGTTTGTTCTTATCTTCTGGAACAGACTCTCTGCCGATAATACCACCAAAGGTTCTGAACTCAACATCACGTTGCATGAGCATATCATTTAAGTTCTGCAACTGTTTCTGTGCAATAAAGTAAGTTACTAAAGCTGGATGGTTTAACTTTTCATCCTCAGAGAGGTCTTCCCCGTTAGCAAGTTTCTCAAGTAGACCCGCCTTAAGCACTGCTACACCATTGTTAAGTTCTTCAAAGAAGTCTGTGCTAAAGACGTAAGATACCCCATCCCCTTGTAAAGTTGCCATTCCGAAAGGTGCCACAAGGCTACCGACGAACTTCAACAACCGTCTACCTTGTAAGTCTAAGCCAAAGCCTGACTTGATAACTTTACCATCACGGTTTTTAATTGGATAGATATCGAAGTCAATGTTTCTACCTAGACGCAAGGTGTCAGAGTTATCTTTCTTATTAACCATGCTTGAAACTCGATAGAACGCATTGTCTCTTGCTAACGCTTCCAGCGGTTCTTTACTTAACAGTTCAAACTGCATAGTAATACCTGACCAAAAGAAACTATCAGGGTAAGGACTTGTCCAATTAACTGGGTCGGCTAAGTAAGCTTTGCTCAAACCAAAGGTTAAACCAATGGCAGGAGTTTTTTCTGTACTTGTTAAGGCAAACTTAACATTTGTTTCTGGGATGGTTTTAATTTCACTAGATACCCCAGTTTGTGTCATTGCAACTTCATCAAGCTGGGCTTGTGCATCTGCATCGTTCATCATATCTAAAACTGCTTGTCTTGCTGCGTCTAAATTACTCATGGTATTTTTCTCTTTTGTTTAAGGTTAGTTTTTGCTGTTAGTTTTAGTAGTAAGATACCAGCTATCAGGTTATTTTAGTTTTACTTAAGTTTTTTCATTAACTTCCTCCTCTTTAAGAATCAAGTTCTTGGGCTTCCGCTTGTGATAGGTTTCCGTGAAAGATATTACCTTCAATAATATATTCAAGGAAATCGCCTTCTTCCATCCTGTCAAATAAGTCTTCTTGTTCCAAAGCAACTTGGATGGCTTCTTCTTCTGAGTTAGCTTCTACTTCTACATACGCATAGCCACAATAAGGTACTGATACACCGTATTTCATTTGTTACTCTCCTTTTAAAAATGGATAAATTGAATGTGTTAAGTCACTAGGCAGTCTCTTCAAGCTAACATGTTCTAGTAGATTAACTTTTGGTTTCTTTAGTACAGGGTCAAAGTTTACCTCTGTACAAGCTCTATCAAAGATAGCTTCATTAAAGCTTGTCTTAGTAAAGTAATCAGGGTCAAGTCCACAAAGGTATCTTGTAGCTTTTCCAGTACCGCTTACTTCTTTTCTAGCTACTAAAATCCAATTAAAGTCTTTAGTAAGTTCATGCACCATAGACTTTACCAAGAAGTTCGGGTTATGCTTCTTAAGCCCATAAGGAGTTAAGACAGCATCCGCAGAATTAGATGAAGTAGTATGGGCTGTTAAAGCTATATGGCAATTAGCTCCTTGTATTAAGTAAAACAGTTTATGTAATAGTTCTTTGTGGTCATTGTAAGCCCCATCGTATTGTTTAACATTCTTTCCTGCATTTCTAACAATGAAAGACGCATTACCTTTGAAAAGAATCTTGTCATTGTAGGAAGAAATACCGTCTATGATTATTAAAGTGTCTGCCACATACTCAGAAGGTTTCTTTAAAGTAACTAGGCTTCCGTCAAAAGCATCATAAGCTGGGTAACTTCCCAACAAAGGTTTATGTACAGCAAGGTAAGAAGCTGTATCGTTAGTGGCTTCCAAACTTGTTGCAGATACCTTAGGTACTTCTGCGATAGTTAGTTGTCCTTTAATAAGTTCCACTCCCCAGATGTCTCCAATGTAGTCAAGAGAACCTAGTGTTGTTGCATCTGCGGCTATCCAAATTACCTTTAGCTTTGGGTTCTTTAAGAAACTTGCAAGTGTAGTTGTCTTACCATCTGAACCATCCCCGTAAACTATCATACGAAGTAGGAAAGGATTGTCAGCTTGTGCTGGTGGTCGTTTAATTAGTGCCATTAGCTTACCCCTGTTTTGCTTAGGTTAAGTAACCATTCTTGTATATTAACAACTTCCCCAGAGTCAGACTCTAGGACATTACAGTCAACTATATGTAAAAGCTTTTTAACTAACCTTAACACTGCATCTTGGTCAAGTCTTGTGATTGTTATACTTTCCTCACAACTACAGATGGCGCATTCATATTCCCCTTGACAAGCTTTTCCATCAATATCTACCTTTAGTTCTAAACAAAGTCTTGCGCTTCTTTCCTCACCAGAAAGCCCTTTAATACCTAAATCCCATTCAGTTGACATTAGTAATACCTCCTTCTTTAATTTGTTGTTCTATTTCTTCAATTGTTTCTTTGACAATAGTATAAGCACCAGCCCCATCTAAACTAGATACTACTGTACCAGCTACAGATTCTGTGAAGTTTCGTTGCTCACAGCAACCTATCAGACATTTAAAATCTGTATTTACGATAGATAAACGTAAAATCATAACCCTAACTCCTTTCTCTTATCTTCCAAACTTATCACAGTATCATTATCCTTATCATAAATAGCTTGTATCATCCCATACCTACTTTCAATATTATCCCAACTAGCATCAGTACAATGCTTATGGAAGTCGCAAGGTCGGTAGCCGTATCTTTCAATGTTAATAGAAAGACAATGCCCGAAGGACTTTCTAAAGACATGAACATCACCTGTTCTTTGATACTCCTTATACTTCTCAAGCATTGTTCCAATGAGGTCTATAAGACTTATTAAGAACTCTTCTTGATGGTGGTCACTTATGCTAAAGTGTAATTTTTCAACAAAAGGTTGTTTCTTTGGAATCTCTTTGCCTTTAGCTCCTGCGGCTTTCTGTGTTGTTAAAACAAGTCTAACTTCCCCATGATTAACCCTTCTGTCAAAGTGCAAAGCAGGGTTAGCATTAGTAACTACTGCGTATAAAGGGAACTGAGTACCTAACGAATACTTAAGTGTTGTTGTTTCTATCTTCTCACTTGTGTCTCCTGCACTATAGCCCGAAGTTTTATCATCTGTTATTACTAAGATGTCAGATGGTTGCTCAATTACCAACATATCATATTTAGCACTGACATATAAAGGTAAACCAGTTTCAGGATGTTTAAAAGGAAGTTCAAGTAACAAACTTTTCTCAATACTCATATCGTAGTCAAGAAGTTGGAACGGAACTGCGTTACCCTCTTCTAGCGGACACTCTTCAAAGTATCTTTTAAGCATCTCGACAGCCTTTGTTGGGTTCTTAACTGGTTCATCCATGTTCGCATCTTGATACAGTTGCATAAAAGTAGTTTCAAGATAGTTTACACCTTCTTGGATAGCTTCTGCTTTACTTTTTGCTTCTTTGTAGAAGGCAAGTACAACTGTTTCCTTTGCTTTTGCGAAGTGGATACCAAAGTCTAAGTGTATGTTGTAAGGTCTATCTGGAAGATACCAATACATTATATATTTTAAGAAAGCTAAGTATTGGCATCTTGACGCATTATCTATAAAACCAGTTGAACTGAAAACGTGTGGGAAAAGGGTTAGTTGCGTTGCCATACTATTACCTCATTTGGGTTATTAAAAAGTCTTGGTTTTGCCAATACAGTAACTTCTTTATTATCTAAGTAAGCTATTGCTGGAGAAGCTCCGTAAGTACCATCAATGAATAGATGGTCTGCAAGTTCAGATCTTTCTTTTAGAACTTTACCTGTAAGTTCGTGTAGTTCTTGTAGTGTCATTTGTTTTTACCTCTGTAGTAGTTTACAAGTAATGCTATTCCATAGCCGATTATCAAACCTAAAATAAATATCTTATACATCCTCCGTCATTGCTGTTAAAAACTCTTGTTCTCTTTCAGAGATACTCCAATCACAAGACTCTGAAAGCATACTTTGTAACTCTTTCACTTTCTTCTTAATGTTAGTCTTAGTAAGTTTCATAAGTTCCTTGCCTGTAAACTTTGAAGTAAACAACCAATACTCTTTATCTTTTCCAACAAGCTCTTTAATTACCAACTTGTGCTTATCAGTTAAGGCTTCCTCTTGCAAAGTAATACTTTCATTAAGTAATTCAATCTTCTGAGCTTTTGTCAAAGGTTTCTCCTTTAGTATCTTCTCAACTGTTGATTTAAACTTAACTTCGCGTTGAGTTCTTTGGTAGACAAGCATACACCATGTATCTTCAAGACTTCTACTTTCTCCTTGTTCTAGTTTTTGAGCTAGTATAGCTTGACCGCGTGAGAGGATAGCTTGTTGTTCACTTTCAGAGTAGTCAGTGAATGGTTTCTTTGGAAGAATAGTTAAGACCATGCAGATACCTCTACAAAGTTATCAAAGTTATAAAATTCTTGAAACCTTACAGTACAGGGCTGCTCAAAGTTAGCTGATTTAGTTTTATACTTTATTATGGTATCGCCACTAACCCCTTCTTCTTTCTTCTTTTGCAATTCTGCAATTAGTTGGTCAATTGTCATCTTTCTTTCCTCTTTAAGTTAAATTAATCTAGCAAGATACCTACTAACCCTGCTATACGCCACATAAGCTAATTTTAATCTTAGCCACTTATTCTTTACAGTTGCTAAGTTAGCCTCATCCACAAACACATCTTTGATGCTGCTACCCTGCGAACAATTTATTGTTACAGAATAACTATGCTTAGTATCTCTCCTAGTATCTTCCTCCTTAAAAGGATTTATCCCAACATTAAAGATACTACAGAACATTCTACACTTCTCAAATGCTTTCTTTCTTTCGTTGTCACCTTTTGTAAAGGTTGCTTGTTGTCTCATCTTATTGAACTTCTCAATAGCCTCATTACGCTCCAAAGGTATATAGATAAACCCATCCTGTAAACCTTTAACAAAATGGTTACTGTGGATGTTTAGTTCAACTACTGTAATACCAAACAAGGTTTTGTAACTGACTTTCTTAACAACTGCTTTTGTGTTAGTTGTGAAGATTGTGCCTTTTTGACTTACTAAATCCTTAAAAAAACGGGTTTCATCCTTAATAGGCTTATCAAAACACTTTGTTGGTTGTCGAAATATTAACCTGTCACCGACAATAAAAGGGTCTTCACTTTCCTTTCCAAATAGTTCTTTTCTTACAAGTTGATTAAGTTCTGCGACACGTTTGTTTGTGTAGGCAAGAACTACTGCGTCACCATTAAGGAAGTTACTCTTTCCTTCTGGTGTTTGTAGATACTTCTTAAGTGTACTAAAAGGTGTCATGTACTTGTCTGGGACAAAACCCAACTTACCTTCTTCTTGCAAACTACCTACTTTGGTACAGAACTCATAGTGTTCATTAGAACTACGTTTGTTCTCTGTAAGAGTAAACCAAACAGGAACTTGAAAACCATTATCTATATACCATTGTTCTTGAAAAGCTACACTGTCACAACGACTGTTCCAACTTGTTTCGTCTTCTGGACTTGGTAGTTGCTTACGGTCTCCAATAAGTAAGACGTAGATACCGTAGTTTTTGCAAAGTTCAAGTATCATCTTTAGTCGAGCACTTGACAGCATGGATGCTTCATCAATTACCAGTAAGGTTATTCCTTCAAACTCTGGTTCTCTGTGTTGTAGTAACCCTTCAACACCTTCTTCATTAACACTGTGGACAAGGTTAAAAGCTGAACAAACTGTCTTAATATGTTCATAACCTGTACCTAACTTTTCAAGTAAGACAAAGACTGCTTCATTAGTTTCCGCAAGAAGACTAGCTTTTTGTTTAAACTTAAAGTGTGGTTGTTTCTCTAAGGCGTATTTAAGTACGAAAGTTTTGCCTTTGCCACCATCAGCTTCCAGTATTGCTATTGTGTTACTACCTGTAAACCATTGAGGGAAGGATAGGACAAAAATGTTTTGACTATGGGTTAGTTTTATCAAGAGCTAACTCCTTTTCTTCATGAAACTTTATAACACATCCAGTTATACCAGAGTAACTTAGTTTCCAACTATGACCTGTTATAGTTATATCTTCGGCTAGTTTATGCCCTCCACAGTGTTGTCTAACTGCTTCTTCTTCTGAAAATCCAGAATAGGTCTTTGGTGTGGGTCCTCCTACCATCATACAGTGTAAATCTGTTATGACATAATATCTGTTAAAACTCATAGCTATTACCTTCTAAAAAATGTTAAAAGAATCCTAGTTTTAACTAGACTAGGAACTGTTTTACTTAAGAACTTTGCTTAACTTATCCAGAAGGTTTATTTCTTCTTTGAACGATGTCATTGCAAAGTTCTCTAGGAATTGATACGCCGTATGCGTTCCTCCAGAATTTCTTACCATGTAAAGGTGCTTGTTTCATGTTGTTACTCCAAAGTTATGTTAAATAATACATTTTTTTACAGATTTAAAAGGTCTGTAACCTTAAAGGATTAACCTTTATAAAGCAGTCTAGTCTGTTTAACTAATTCTCAGCTATTGCAAAGTCATTAAGAGTTCGCTTACTAAGGACTTGAACACGTCTGTTCCGTATGCTTGGCTAGACTACTTTATAAAGGTCTAGGTCTTTCCCTAGTGTCAACACCCGCCTACGACTTTGTAAGAAAGTTAAGGTATGTATCGGAATGTAGCAATGATTAGGTTATGAAAAGATACTATCTTAGGAAAGTTACACCCTTTCCTTACGGTATCATAACTTATCGTAGTAGAACGTAAGTTTACCTGCCTCTTTGGTTCTAAAGAACCTCAACACTATCTCTAAGAGTCTGTGTATATTGCATAGCAGTCATTATACTTGACCAGAGTTGCACACCAACCAGCGCGGTTGTTTAAAAGGTTAAACCCATAAGAGTAGTAGAAGCGATTACATCTTAGAAGTAGTATATTTATAGCAAGTCTTAGTAGATGTCATATAGACAGTTGACGACTACAACTAAAAATACTTATAGATTTAACATTTTAAACAACCCAACTTATTTGTATATAGGCAAGTTGGAAACCTACTTTGTTTTTCCTTATTAATTTCAATTTCCTAGCTTTAAATTATACACTAATTCCAAGTCTTGTCAATCCCTATCTTTTTATTTTCAATCCCTTTCCTGATTCGATGTGCTTATTTTACAGGATTGATTTAATTCGTCAAGCATTATTTTAATTCTTTTTAGCCAAGTAATGAAAATAAATACAATCAGGTTAATCCATCGCTACAAGCCGATAAAATCGCATTTTTGGCATACTATATGCTTGTTAATTTACTCCTTATATATAGGCGATAATAAGGCTTTAAAAATAAATATACAGGCATAGTGATTTATTTTCATTTATTCATTGCAAAACAGCTTACACGGTGATAAAATGAACTCGTTTTAAACGAAACGCAAATTAAATTGATTGAATTGGGCAGGTTTGCTTAGTTCTTAACTATAAATGGTAAACTTATGAAACTAACAAAGAAACAAGTAGACAACATCTTTATAGCAGAAGTTATGCCAGCTATAAGAAAGCTGGAATCACAATATAAAACTGGAATGGTTAAAAAAGATATAAATATGAGATGTGAAGAGTATAATAACTTTGTTGATAGTTTGTCAAAAGACAAACAAATCACAAATTCACAAGCAGAAAAGTTCTGTATACCAAGTTACTTAATTAAGTAGGAGAAGTACCATGAACATTCCATCAAACTTCACCTTAGAAGAAGCTTTAAAAGAACTAGACTTACCTAGTGAAATTTTAATTATACTAGAGAAAGCTAATCAAATTCACCTCGATACAGTCTACGACCTTGAAGAAGAAATTAAAACCCAAGATGAAAAGATTGAACGTCTTGAGGAAGTTCAATGTAATGCTGAGAACTTAGTAAGTTCATTAGAACAAGAACTACTTTGTAAAGACTTTCGATACACAGAAACAAAGAACCTAGTTAAGAAATTAACTGACTTGATTGAAAACTGTAATATTGAGGTATAACTCGTTAAGTCATTGGGAACAGTGGCTAACTTTCTTAATCTGTGATAGGTTAAGAAAGTTAATTTTAATAAAACTTAGGAGAACTAAAAATGAAAAAACATGACTTATCTAAACTTCGTACTCTATTAATGCAAGAGATAGAGAACTTACAAAACGGTAAAACTTCTATTAACCAAGCTAAGCAAGTTGACAGTATGGCTAAAAGTATTATTAACTCCTGCTTAGTTGAAATAGCTGAAACAAAAGCTTTACCAGATAACAACAATAAACTTGTGGAAGTGGAGTACATAGATGGAATATTTACTAAAGAAACCATGTAAGAAATGTGGAGGGCTTGAAGCAACTAAACATAGAGCTTGTAAATACTGTGTAACAGTTTATCTAAAAGACTATGCAAAAACACACACAAATGAAAGAACCTTGGCTGCTAAAGCATGGCGTGGTAGAAATCCTGAGTACCACAGTATGGCGGTTAAAAGATATATCTCAGAATCTAGGAAGACTTTATCAAACAATACAGTTAAAGGCAGATTGACAATGATAGCAAAGGATAGTTTAAAACTAGAACTAGCATTTGCTGACATACCAGAAGAACTTATTGAAATTAAAAGATTACAACTTCAACTTACTAGACTTATAAGAACTCAAAGTTTATAAGTCTAGTAACAACTAAATAAGAGGAACAATAATGAAACCAACTAACGAACAAATAAACATCTGCGAGCTAACCGCTACCGGAACTAACATACTTATAGAGGCTCTCGCTGGAAGTGGTAAGACCTCAACTGGTAAGTTTATAGCTAACCATCTTCCCAATAAAACCTGTCTAAGTATCTTCTTTAACAAAAAGAATGCCGATGAAGGTATGGCACAAGCAGACCGTCCTAGTAATATGTTCTATTCAACTATTCATAGCTTGTGTTATAAGCAAGTTATGAACGCTGGGTTTAAAAGTAAACTTAATAACTTTCTCTTGTTTGAGGATATTGATACAAGTTTGTTAACACGGTTGTTACAAAATGAAGAAGCGTATGCAAAAGGTGAGTATCAGAAGGAACTTAATAAGTTGCAAAGAATTGTACTTGATTGTATGAGACTTTGGCAACAAAGCGACTCGAAAGAATGTTATAACTTTGTTAGTATGCTGTATCCTTCTGCATTAGGTTTCAAAAGAACTGGGGAAGTGTCAACAAGTGTTGAAGAACTAGACCTTGTTGTTTGTAAGAATGAAGAAGAGGAAGCCTACAGACGTAGTTATATTGCTAGGACTTGTTCTGAACTTTGGACAAGGATGAGTTCTTCTACCGAAAAGGCAAAGATTACTCATGATACTTATGTTAAAATCTTCCAACTACAAGGTCTTACTTTCAGAGATGTTTGGGATAATGAGAATAAGATGTTTCTTAATGTTGACTTACTGATATTAGATGAAGTGCAAGACAGTAACGAAGTAACACTTTCTATCTTTAACAACCAAACACACCTACAACGTATAGCTTGTGGTGATGCAAATCAGAACTTGTATGCTTGGAGGGGTGCTAAGAATGACTTTAGTAGTTTTGCTAGCTGGAACAAGGCAACCTTGACGGAAAGTTTCAGATTCGGACAAGGTATTGCTGATATTGCTAATAAAGTATTGTCTTTGCCAGCTATGGAAACAAAACTTAAGTTAATTGGGCGTGGAACTGATAAAGGTACTGGACAAACAGCTATACTTTGTCGGACTAATGCAACTGTTTTACAAACTGTTTTCACAAAGTTACTACTTGGGCAGAAGGTAGCTTGTGTTAGTAAGTTTAATGAAATGGAAAGTATGATGTATCATGTGTTTGCAATCTTAAATGAACAAGAACCCAAATTCCCAGTGGCAAGTTTAAAAAGTTTCGATACTAAAGATAAAATGTGGCAAGCAATTGAAAGTAATCAGGAGCTTGGACAGGTTTATAAGCTTGCAAAGATGATAAGCGATGCTAAAGGCGGCTTGTTTACTGGATTAAAGTATCTTAAAGATAACCTTGTTAATCAAGAGAAAGCCGATTACATTGTGTCAACCATCCATGCTAGTAAGGGACTTGGGTTTAGTCATGTTGTTATTGCGGATGACTTCTTATCTTATAGAGAGGATGCCGAAGCTTATGAAGCTTTGGTTGAAGACTTGCTAGTCAATAGAGTTACGTTGTCATGTTTGTACGTTGCAATTACAAGAGCTAAGGAAAGTGTGAAGTTTCCTTTTTATTTAGAAAGTTTGTTTGGAGAATGAAATGAAGTTAAGAAGTATGTATTGGACAGTTAAGGACTTTATAAGAACCAACTACAGAAGACCTCTTTGTTGGTTAGGTAAGCATAAAGGCTATATGTTACATGGTAGATTTTGTTGTAGACATTGTAATTACTATGATGGTAATCCCGACTACTTTAAGTGGTAAGAAGGAGTATCAAGATAGAGCTGGCAAAGTTATGGATAAGATAAGAAGAAAACATTATGAATGTAATGAACCTTCGTAAGAAACTTGCTAAAACTTGAGCAAGCCATTAATTTTATTAACAATTTTCAAATCACACAGAACCTATATTATTATATAAAAGGATTCTGTGTATTTTTTGGAAACCACTGCCAATTACTTTTTTTTGGGTAATCGGTCTCGAAAATAGTACCCAAATGGGCAATTTTCATGCTATAATACATTTTTTTTACCCAATTTTGAAAATACCATGCTAAATCAAATAAAAGTTAGAACAATTGAAGATGGTGCTTTTCCTATTAATGAGGAACTAGCAGGGCTTGTACCTTTGGCACTTCCTAGTGAGCAAATAGCTCTTATGGAAGATATAAAAGTTCATGGACAACGTGAACCTATCATACTTTGGAAAGGTGCTGTTATTGATGGTAGGTGTCGGCAAAAGGCTTTAACAGCACTTGGTAAGTTTATCCTTTATAAAGAGCTTGATAGTGAACTGAGTAAGGAGGAAGTTAAAGCCTTTGTTAAGAGTGTTAATACTAGACGGAACTTGACAACTACACAGAAAATAGCTAGTGCAGCTAAAGAGTACATAGTTGGTAACAAAACTATAAAAGTAGTGTCTAAAAGCTGGGGTATTAGCTCCAGCATACTAGATAATGCTGTCTGGCTTAACAAACATCATGCCTACATAATAGAGGAACTTTTCAATGGTAACAGTGTAACTATTCTTAACAAAAGTGGTATAAGTGTTACCTCTTGTAAAGTATCAGCCATCTATGCACATTATAAAAGAGAGTCTGAATTAATTAAGGAAGTAAAAGAGTATGGTTGGCAAGAGAGTACCTCCTTACACTGTCAAAAGGCTAAAGATTGGTACTACACAACTTTAAGAGATAGCCCAATTAAACCCGTACCAGATTTCTTTAAACCGTTCTTAGCTGAACTTGCCAACCTAAAGTTCCAATTAATAAATAGGAATAACAATGAAACCTAACTACCATCTAATCCGTCTTACTGAACATATACTTAGCTTAAGCAAAGCAGGTACATTTAATGAAGCCTTACCTGAATGGGAAGTAACAGGAGTTACACTTGCAGAAGCTAGATGCCTGTGTGGGGTTAATATCCTCCAAAACTGTCACTTGCATAACAAAGTAACTTTGGAAGATACCATTGTAGGTTCGACTTGTGTTAAACGCTTCTTAGGTATAACAACTATTTCTGGTATTAATATTGAAAAGTTATTTGCAGGTTTAGCTAGACTTGCGCACAATAATACAACTTGTCCTAGTAAGGAAGTAATAGCTTTTGCAGATGTACAAGGTTTCCTTTATAAAAGTGAAGCTAAGTTCTTACTTGACATAGTTAATAAACGTAAGCTATCTGATAAACAAGAGTCTTGGCGAAAAATAATAGTTTACAGAATTTTAAACAAAGTAGAAGTACCAGTGGGTAACTAAGTTTTCCTACTTTCATAATCAATCGGAGAAAAGAAATGCAAAAAATATATCAACCAACTACTTTTCCAGAGTGGTTCATTCGTTCCTCTAACACAGCAGAGTTTAATATCAATGAAATAAGAGAGATACTTGGTTGTGGTCGCTCAACAGTAGCAGTTCTTACTAAGAACCTAGAAGAAATCCAAACGACTACCACTAATAAGGCAAGCTATAAAATAGCTACAGGAAGAAAAACAGCAAAGAGATTCTCTAAACAAACAGTCTTAGAGTTAATAGAAAGTTTACCAATTAAGAAAGAGGCTTCCAAATGAAACTAATGAAACATTCCACAATGAATATAACTATTAAAGTTTCAGACTTTAGTATTATTAGTGAACTTGAGAAGTTTGGTTGGTACTTATTATGAGTGAAACTTTTGAACTTCCTAAACCAAAAGTTAAGAAGAAACACAACTGGATGCTTGGATTTCATATAAGTAAACCACTAGACGACCTAGCTAAAGCACAGTTAGAAACAAGAAGTAAGATTGTCAACGACTTTAAGAAAACTAAACGGAGATAAAAGATGAAACTTGAACCAATTTGGAAATCAATAACAGAAGCCCCAACTAATGATAAAGAAAGATTCTTTGTTAAAAACATGGCTGGATTTATCTATACTGGATGTTATCTTGATTACAGTGGAGACTTACAAACTACAATATGGGATGGAACTTCTAGGACACTACACAAAGAGGATTATACTTGGACTAAAGAACTCTCACAAGATTTAAGTGCAACTTTAGTGTCAGAGACTTTCTCTGCTACAGGTTATGTGCTTGGGATAGGTTGGGACGGTTATAGCGGAACTTTACCAACTAAAGAGTTTACTTCTGAGATAAGTTTAAGAAGTTTGCTAAGTCAATTAAATATAAACCTATCTATTGGTGACCTAATAGGAATGGGAGACTTTCAGAGTCAACTAGGTGCAATTATGTTGGTAAGCACAACTACAACAGTTGCAATCCAAGGACACTTGTTCACTAATATTAGTGAAAGTATTGAGTTTATTGGGGAACTTGCAGAAGAACAGAAAAAAACTTTAAGGAGTTTAGTATGAAAGTTCCACTGATGCAAAGAGTTCCAAAAGAAATTAGAGAACTACCAGAGGAAGTCTACCAAGAACTATTAGAAACTGAAAGAAAGTATTTAATTCTTTTGGAAGAACTTAGGAATCTTTCAAAGGGTTTGGAACATTATCAGAAAAGTATAGGAAGTTTCTTGTGGAAAATAAAGTAAGAAACTATTCCTGACTTTCAGATTCAAACCTTGAAACTAATAGACTTTCAAGTTTCAGTTTCACTTTCAAAACCACTGGACAAAAGAAAACCCAGAAATCTATTAAACTTTTCTTGGTTTCATTTTCAATTGGTGGAAAGTACAAGACGCTAACTTGTAAGACCTTTCGGTCTATAGATTAGCAATCTACTCGTTTACCATTAACGTAACCTTCCTTTTATTGGCAGAAGCTAAAGGAATCGACCCCTTAACTTTTCGGCTAGCCAAGTTTTCAAGGCTTGTTTGTACCATGTACGCTATAATCCTTCTTCAAAGAATATACTCTTTTAAATAAACTCTTTGAAGAACCCTAGTTATTTCACTAGGGAACTTCACTTACTTCGTTTACTCAGTAACTTCTAAAGCTTTACGAGCTGCTTCACCATTAGCAATAGCAACTAAGTTTTTCAACTGTTTATCACTACGCATTGCTTTCTTGTCTTCTTCACTCATAGCTTCCCAGTTACTTAAGGCAGTTTGTCTAGCTACTACATCACTGGTATCCAAGCCATCACGAACCATTGCCGCTTCAACAAACTTCGGCAAAACTACAGTATCGTTTGGTGTTCTAGCAGAAGAGAAGATAGTACCATCTTTGATAGAGGTAAATACACCTGCAACTGCTTCTGGCAACTTAGATACATCTTTAATACTTCCTGTTCTGTCATGAACAAACGAGGTAATGCCTCGTAAGACTAATTGATGTACTAGGTGTTGTGATAATTCACCAACTTCCAAGTCTAAGTTAATTTGTCCGTGGTCAATAATGTCAACATTTAAGTTTAATGAAGTTTCATTAACGGTTGGCGTTATTGTTAGCTTACGAACGCGAGGTGATTTAGTTTGTTCAATGTTTTCAACTGCGTTTTCGTCAACGGTTGAAATTTTTTTTCTTTCTCAGTCATGATAATACTCCAAATTGGTAATAAATTAATTAAGTTAGTCGGCTATCTTTAACCGATGAGTAATTATACCCCTCCCCACCCCCCCAGTCAACACCTTTCTTCCTTTTTTCCATTCTTTTTTCAAAAACCTCCAGCAAACCAACTTCCATATAAGAACCTTATAAAAAATCACTTTAATAAAC